ATGCCATTATCAGCCAGGCAGGTAGAAACAGCTAAACCACAAGAGAAAGCCTATAAGCTGTCTGACGGTGGGGGTTTATTTTTGTATGTCTCTATCACTGGCGCTAAGTCATGGCGACTCAAGTACCGCATTAACGGGAAAGAGAAGCTACTGACTATTGGGTTATTCCCAGCTACAACACTGGCTGATGCGCGTCAAAAAAGAGATGAAGCAAAATCGCTACTTGCTGATGGTGTGGATCCATCTCAAGACAAGAAAGAGAAAAAAGTTTCGCAACGCATATCTGCTGAAAATACTTTCGAAGCAATTGCAAAAGAATGGCATTCTTCAAAAAGGAAAGTATGGACGCCAGACTATAGCGATTTAGTTATGTCCATGTTCGTTCGTGATGTTTTCCCTTTCATCGGTCATATGCCAATAAAAGATGTGAAGCCTTTAATGCTTTTGGATGTGCTCAGGAAAATTGAAGCGCGCGGAGCGATGGAGATGGCGAGAAAAACAAGGAGGCGTTGCGGGGAGGTTTTTAAATATGCGATCGTTACCGGTCGGGCTGAATATAACCCAGCCCCAGATTTAACTGTGGCAATGGCGCCACCTAACAGCACCCACTACCCGTTCCTTACTGAAGCTGAAGTGCCAGATTTTATAATTGCTCTAAATTCATATTTTGGCAGCGTAATAGCTAAGGCAGCAACTCAGATATTAATGCTAACAGGATTGCGAACAAAAGAGCTACGCAATGCTAAATGGAGTGATGTTGATTTAGATTCAGGGGTATGGACTATACCGATTGAAGTGATGAAGAAGCGCCGGTTGCATATAGTGCCACTATCAACTCAAGTCATTAACTTGTTCAAACAATTACAGCTGGTAACCGGACACTTTGAACTGGTGTTTCCCGGACGAAATGATAGAACCAAGCCAATAAGTGAGAATACCGTTCTTGGGGTGATCCGTAGAGTTGGCTATGAGGGAAGAACATGCGGGCATGGATTCCGACATCAGATGAGTTCAATACTCAATGATCATGGTTTTGAAGGTGATTGGGTTGAGCGTCAACTTGCTCACCTAGACAAAAATAAAATAAGGGGTGTATATAACCACGCCCAATACATTGATGACCGCAAACGCATGATGCAGTGGTATGCGGACTATCTTGATTCGATGATCGCTAAGTAGAAGCAAGCGGCGTTATTCTGCGCCGCCACCTCAATAGGCATCCCTGCCCATTCTATACGTTTAACAATCCAATTCCATTTCACCAGATAGAGTTAATCACTATTTATCTTGCTCTGAAGATAAAGTGGGGGCTGGTGCTGGCCATTCAAACTCACATTCATTACAGTGATAGTATTTAAGGACCGTCCCATCGATAACGATATCGACAATAACGATGTCAGAAGATACACACGCCGGACAACGCAAAATAAGTTTTGAACTATCCATCTTATTTACATCCCATATTTAAGTTTTAGGTTTGTTATGTCTGTAGTGTGTTGCACCTTTCTTGCTGAATACTCATTGTATATTGCTGTTTTCTTTGTCTGCTCCGTTACCCCGTCGATTAATCCAGCCTTTGCAAATGAATCGGATAAATCCTCAACATCAGAAAGGTATACTTCGCTAAGTTTCGATAATTCTTCCTGGTACAGTTCTGCATTAGTCGGTGGCTTAGGTTCATTAGGGTCTGTGAAATTTTCATCTGAATAAATCCACCCTATACCACATAAAACGTTATCGACATTTATTGCTGTAAAGTCAGGGAATAAATTCCCTTTGCCATCCCATACAACAATATTTTCTACGATACCGTTTTTAATTAGCGCGTAATTACTCATTATGCATACTCCCAAACGTAAACAACCCCTGTCCCACCATTACCGCCATTGGTTACAGCGGAATTTGTATAGCTAAATGCGCCGCCGCCACCTGAACCATTTCGCCCCCCCGCACCAGGATTGGAGGACCCAGTAGTTGATAAAGGCTGTCCGCCTGCACTTATGCTTGAGCTACCCCCTGCACCGGACACATAACCTGACTGTAATACAATCCCTTGAGATCCAGACCCACCGATTGAGTTTGCTATATTGCCATTACTTCCATCGCCGCCGGCGCCGTTAAATGTGAGCATGCTATTACCCAGCGTTGTCGTCAGTCCGGCAGCACCAAACCTACCACCAGTTGCTGATAAATAAGAGCCAAAACTACTACCGCCGCCACTTGTAGCAATGGCTGACACTGTACCGGCAAGACCGGCTGCACCAATAATGACAGATACAGTGCTTGTTATGCTTGATATCAGTAATTTAGATATTGCCGTTCCGCCAGCACCAGCGCCCCCCCCCATCGATACCTGGTTTGAGTTTGTATTTAAACTTGCACCACCACCACCACCACCCCCAATAACCTTAACAATAATGAACTTTGTGCCGGCCGTCGGAGTGTATGTCCCGCTAGACGTGAAATTTTGAATATTCACAAGCCGACCTACTGAACCGTCTGAATTAATTAAATCAAGGTTAGTGAGCGCTGTCTGCGGGCTGGCTAAATCTGATAGGTTATTAGCTATCTGTAGAGATAGTGCTTTTTGAGAAAGGAGATCCAGAGTTCCCGCAGTCATCATGTTTGCAGCGATATCATTAGCAGACCACAGGCGGCTTACCGTCCCCTCTTGGGCGCGAACTATTGTCATAGTATCGCCAATTCGGGCCGTGACATGCACTATCTCTGTTAATGTTCCTGTAGCAGCATCAATCAAAGTAAGTTTAAAAAAGCTCGTTCCAGACACTGGTGAAGGGAAAAGACTACCAGTTCCAGTGTTAACAGTCAGCGTTGTTGCTGATGCGCTGATCCCCGCCGATAACACTGTTGAAGCGTTATTTGCGGACAATAGTGTCAAGGCCATTTGGCCCTCCTGATATTTAGGCAATAAAAAACCCACCAGTTGGTGGGCTATTCAGTGTGAATATTTACTGTTGTTTGGCAGCTAATATATATTCTTAATCTCTGTAGCTCCGTCTAAAACTCCGTTCTTACTTAATACCCAGCAAGATACAGATACATCTCTTAGTTGCCCTCTGATTTCTGGAGATAATCCAGGCTGCTGGTTTACATCATCTTCAATCTGCCTTAATGGAATTCCTCTCCTTTGACCAACTCCAGCAGCTTTGCATAACTGCCTAATGGTTAGATCGAACTCAGCCTGGTCATATTGATTTCTCGCCATAACAAGGTAATAGGTTCTATTTAAATCATTAATTGCTTGTGATGTTTCTCTATCTTTAGCGCAGTCTGGATTTTTACTACAAAATTCATCTTTTTTATTGTTCAATTCTTTTACATAGAAATCATAAGCACATTCATCATTGCCTGAATTGTAACATTCGTTTATCAGGTTTCTTATAAACTCGCTATCTTCACCATTATATCTTAATAGTTCATCCCTGATTTTTGGGAAATTTTGCTGCTGACCATTATGAGATGGCATCCATTTAATAAGCACATCCCTTTTTTCTTGAGGTGTTGTGGCAGATGATTGGTCTTTAGCTTTCTGATAGGAAACCGTTCCACACCCAGAAAGAAAAAACGTTAAAGCTAATACGTAGCTAACTATTTTCATCTTTATCCCTAAAATTTCTATGAAAGATACGTAAATTGTACATTACCAGCAGAAAGCATCAACCAACAATCGTCACAGAAACAGGCTGATAAAATGGCATGTGCAAAAGTCCGCTATCAAAAGCCTGTTTGAATAGTGATGCAAACTCATATTCGTTACTTTTAATCAGGACGCTTGTTTTCTGGTTGAAAGAGCGAGTATTGAAAGTGGATGCATTGTACAAACTAGAACTGGTCAACTTCCTATAACCTTTAACGATGGATATGCTGGCACCGGAGGAAGAAAACAGAACCGATATACTCCATCGTTGATCGTTAACCACATCAACCCCGTCAACGCCAGTCAAGAAGCGCATGATGCGCCGCTTAAGCCATGGTATCGTAAAGTTGAAGCCATCTCCCTTATAGTAGTTCCATGTCATGACTCTTTTAAAAACATCGTCTGACGCGACAACTTGCTCAGATTCGTTTTTAACCGCCCAACCATTAAAAGGGAGTTGATTAAAAAGCATGGCATTGAATGGCCCTGATACTCTCCGTTTATCGCTTGATAGTATCGGTGGTTTAACCCCGTAAATTCCACGCGCTATCCATCTAAGCTGATCACCAGCATTATACCCGCCAACGAAAACAGGAAGATTTGCGTCTTTCATCCAGCCATATATATCTTTTGCTAGCGTATTGTATGCATCAACAAATGCCTGAATATTTTCATCGTCATTGTACTGCTGGTATAGGTATGCGCGAATAATATCGTCAAGCATCTTATCCCCCGGCTACCGTTACGCCATCATCTGAAATAAACCAATAGCTGTATCTGTCACCACTGATTATATTTGTATTTTCATCTACTCCAGTAATAATACCATTAACAGTGACCACAACATTTAAGCTGCTAATTAAACTCATGTTAATAGTTTCATTAATTGACTGTAAGAAAACGTCTTTAATGCTGTTAATGTTTAAAGGGTTTCCTGCGTAAATTCCATTGATGTAAGAGATTACAGGCGCTGTCACCAGCGATGCTACTGTCGCATCAGTTAAGTAATTTACACTTTCTGTTGCCCACTCTAGCCTTACAGTTACGCGCTGCTGGAGCGGTTGAACAAATTGGATGATGTAGTTATCGGGCCAGTCGTTTATTGTAACTGCGTTATTTCTTAGGTTTGGTGTCACCACCCCGCCACCAGACCATGATCCAGAGCTGATCGTGCTAACGCCGATTGAGAATGAGTGTGAATTTATTACAGTGATGGTGAAAGGTGTTCCATTTATCCCTGTCATTCCAGTAACGCCGTTTATAACCGCTACCTGACCATCACTAAACCCATGAGTGATATCAGTAGTAACAACCCCAGGCGAATCATTGGTTATGCCTGTTACGCCCAGCGTGGTTCCTTTCAAACGACTGATATCACCTGCTGATTTATAAATAGCTCCCGCCATTGAGAATATATCACCGCCACCACACATTATTATCCAGGCATTACCATCTGCTACAACAGAAACAAGCCTCGCCTGAACATTTTCTAAATCAGTTAATTTTTGACGAATAAATCCAGGGTAGCCCTGAACTGTACTCATCCCTGATTCCCATACGCGGCTACGAAACTCAGCAACAGTTTCAGCAGAACCACTCGGAACCCCAGCTGTCAGGTTTGTACAGGTAATGACAATGTCTGACGGTAGGCTTGTTGCAATGTTATTCACGGTGTTTTCTGGTACCGCCCAAGATCCTGTAATTGTAGCCGCACAGGTTGTTGGTGAGGTGACACCAGATGAAGGGATGATTGTTGTATCCAAAAGAGAATATTGGTAAGTGCCATCTGAAACAAGAAAACCTTGGGGGATCGCAAATCCGGCCGGACCAGTAAACACAACCGGCACAGTTGTCAGTCCTTCTGTTTTTTGACTGGCTATCCCATATTGCTCAGCAAGGGTGCTTAGCATAAAAACATTGGCAGTAAGAGGCCCGACTGAGTTAATTAAATCCACTCTAGCCTGGTCACACACCAACAGAGCACCAACGTTTGTGCTGACAATATCCTCTACTAACGAACCGGGTAAATCAGTTGTAATTCCAGGTGATTGCGCAGTGGCGAGGGAGACTATTTTATCTCTTAATTCATTTGCGGTTAGCGGGATAGGGCCTGATGCATTGTAACTAACTGGCAAATCACTCATACATTCACCTGTGAAATAATTTTTGAACCGGCGTTCGTTATAGCCGATATGTTATAAATTGGCGGGTCATCACTGACCATGGCAATCTGCAAAGAAGAGAAATACTGGCTAAATTGTTGCTGTATTCTATTGACGTAATAAGTCGGCAATATCTGCTGAATGACAGATCCATTAGCCGGGATGCCGTTATTCGCGTAAAAGGGTGATTCTTGCGGAGCCAGCTTCAGGTTTTGAATAAGCGTAGTCAGATAAACAGAATCATTAAAACCATTCTCATCAGTCTCAACAAGCACCCATTGGCCCTCTGAATTTCTGCCGTAAGTTCTCATTCAGTAATATTCCCGTTAAAGGTCGTTGTAGTTGGCCCGGTATTTGACCCACCATTACCGTTACTGTGAACATGGCTATTACACCATGCGACCAAGCCAGACCATCCTGCATGCATAATCGCAGGGCTTGTGCTTGCGGTAGAATCCTCTAGCTTTCCCGCTTCTCCAGAGAGACTCCACATGCCGTTTGTCAAAGTTAATACCGTATTGCCAACTGTGACTTTAAACTGTGTAGGCGTGGCAATAGTGATACTTTCCGGCGTAAGTAAAAACGTTGTGTTGCTCCCGGCATCACGAATAGTCACACCCTCTGGCCCGTATAGCGTCAGGACCTGTCCATCAACTGAACCCCACTCGGTATTGCTGATGGGTAAAAAAACTAAGGCACTTAAGTTAGCGGGAGGCGTAAGGTCTGCCGTGCCTCCACCTTGCCCACTAACCCCCCCAATATAGGTATCAGCAGGTATCACGATTCCCCTATCGCCTGGTTGCATTGGGTAGCGAATATATTGAGGCCCAAAGATAGGAATAGTAACTTGAGGGAGAGTGTATGGAATGTTGGTGAGGTTGAATGAAACAGTTACCATTTTCCCTGACTGAGAGATAACAGTCACTGGTAATATCTTTCCCGACGACTCCATTGCTTCATTTATTTTGTCATCAACAAATCTATTCATATTTCCATTGAAGCTTAACTTATTATTAACTGTCATTGTTTAGCTAGCTCCTTTGAAGGATATGCGTCAATAATTGTTACCCAGCTATTACCATCAGGCTGCCTACTATTACCGATTAAGCGAACGGATTGCACAATAAACTCACCAGTAAAAGCAGATTCATTTCTATAATTAGAATATGAAGATGCCTGTATCATTGGGCGTGAATTTTTTGGCATTAAGATGTGATCGCCAACTTGAATGTCTGCCCGCATCACACATGGCACAGAAACGGTACCAAATCTAATCCAGGTGGGCTGACCTATAAGATCAGTGAATTCTATTTGAGTTGGATGACCATTCCGGTAGGTGGCACTTTTTAATGATGTTTTATCTGAATGATTAATATAATCGTTATCCCATACCCTTATCTCTTTTCCATTAACGATGGTAATTTCAACACCAGAATAAGAGGAATCTTTAATTATTGTCTTTGAGAAGTTTTTCAGATCGCTAGCTAACTGACTAAGAGCCCCACAGAACATGGGCCTTGAATATGGAAGCACCAAGCGGTTACTAACGTTTATATTGTGAGTGTATGAACCACCAAGAGTCTGAAAGCATTGAGTTAGAGCTACCGATAACTGCTGTCCCACCCCCCATGGCATCGTTAAATTAAGCGGGGCCATAGGTAACTGACTGGTGGTCGATGTTGGTCCAGCAACAACGATTAAATCAAGTCGCAGATCAGTACCCTGCCAATTCCCATATGCCTGCCAGATAGTACCTTCAAGAACCAAGCCTTTTTGAGATGGTTTCGATAATGGCAAGCCCTTTGACATTCCAGCAAACATTTTTATTGTCATGCCAAACATGTTTTGCTGGGCTTGCTGCATTTCTTGTGGGCTAACTCCCCAAATGGTAATGCAGCTCTTTCCTTGTGGGGTTGACTCCCCAAATCGCTGAATATCAAACTCAACCATATGTGCGCCGGGGTTGAAAACTCCATTCTTAAGACTTGAATACTGACGAAATAAAGCTCCCTTCTGGTCATATATTTTAATATCGTAAAAGCGCATCAGCTCGTTACCTCAATTCGACCATTAGGCTGACGCCATATCATGGATGTTGAAGAAAAAACTCCCGATATAAGGTTAATCCCCATGCCCGTTGTTGATTCGATCATTGCGGTGTTAAGGATCTGGTTACCTGAGTTATCTGTAATACTCAGATACCATCGTTGAGCCGATATGTTCCATTTTATTTGGCAGTTATAAATCACACCGTCTAGCAGCGGAGTAAACGACTGGCTCTCGCGCTCATTGCCAGAAAAAACATAATATTCTGTACTCATAAGCCGAAAACTCCACTTAATTTACCCACAAGCCCTGTTACTGCGCTTGAAACGCCGCTACCCAGAGACGTATTACCAAGGGCAGCAGCAACACCTGTCCATGACGGATCGGTTACTTTCGTGCCACCATCTATCTTGTTAAGAAAACTATTAACCGCCTGCTCCGCTCCATTCTCAGTAACAAGCGGCTGCTCAAAGTCCCACACCCACGATTTCTGCGGGATTGGTTCGTTAAAGCTGGTAACGTCTTTCACTGTTTTCAGTATGCAGCCGCTGTATATCAATGCAGGCGTTGCAACAATGAATGTGCCACCAAGGTTGGCATGAGCTTGCAGAACCGACTGAAGCGCGCTGAGGGTCACTAATTTTGTCATTGCGCCAGTGTTCTCATTAACAGGCGCATCCATCATTAGAGACACCCTGAGTGGCTTCGCTAATAATGCATTTGCAGCAACCGTCTGGTTTGCAAATGGGTATGTGGCAATGTCGTAATCAACCATAGTTGCCCCCTGAATGGGCTTCCAATGGCAGAAATACTTATCCAAGTCAGTCAGGTTTATAGCCCCGCCAAGCAGCCCGGTAACAAAACTTGCGCTTTGTGTAAGAGCTACTATCGGTAGCATCCCACCAGGAATACTTTGGGCTATACCACCATTGAGAATTACAGGGGATATTTCGAACCCAAGTTTGTAAAGCTCCCGCGTGAAAGCCATTAGCCATATCCTCCAAGCTGAGCGCTATTTACAATGGCATTGCCACCGGTATTGTTATAAACAACCACTGCGCCACCGCCAGTTCTGCGTTGACCGTCTTCTAATATTTGCTGAAGTAATTTGTCTGTTGTCTTGCTTGAGTTACCAGAATCCCTCTGCTCGTTATCGTTATTTCCTATATTTTTATTTCCGTAAATGGTCGCGTATTGCTCGCCAACGCGTGAAGGATATTGCATGTTTTCCTTGCTTCCACGCCTTACACCTCCGTTGTAATACCTGAGGGCCTCTTCTATTCCTCCGCCATTCTTTTCTGCATACCTCATGCCATCTGAGAACACCCTTGCTCCCGCCATAATGTTATCGCGCGGGTTAAATGGATCTTCTCCAGGCTTAAAGTTTGCTGGCATGACTTGCATCAATCCTTGTGCACCCGCCTTGCTAACTGCATTCACGTTCCAAGATGATTCAGCGCCAGCAATAGCTTTCAGTAGCCTTGGGTCATGCCCCTCTTTTTGGGCCGCCTCTAAGAAGAAATCATCATATTTACTCGGAGCATTGCTGCCTGAGAAGAATGACTTAACCCCTTTCAGCCATCCCCATACATGCGGGTCATCTTCACCACCAGGGGTATAAGTCTGGCCTGTTTGAGGATTAGTTACCGGCTTCGTATTCAAGATGCTGGAACTTGACGTTATTGAAGAGGTAATTCCTGCCGAGTCAGTTTTCCCCAAAATCCAATCAACAACGTTACCGATTAGCGTTCCCATTCGCTCAACTTTAGACATGAAATCATCTACGTCACTTTTGAATTGAGGGGATGCTAAGTAGTTGCCAAATTTTTGAATGCCCTGCGAAAGACCATCAATCCACTTACCTAATTCCGGTGATTGAAGGAACGTATCTATTGCGCCAGAAACTGCATCAGATAGCTTACCAAGTGACGGAGCTAACGGGGCTAGTCCAGTAACAAATGCATTGCGAATACTGCGGTTACTAAGGTCAAGCTGGACATTGAAGTCCTGCCATTGCTTTAACTGCTGGTCTGTTAACTGAAGTCGAACAGCGTCCTTCTGAGATTGCTTTTCCATCGAATCAATTTCTGCATCGCTCATATTTTTAAAGCGATTCAGATCATCGAGGGTGAAAAAGTTTGTCAGTCCGTGGGCCTCGGCCCCTTGAAGATTGCTGCCATTTTTAACAAAGATATCGCGAGCATTACGTATCATCTGCGGAAGCAGTTTTGCAGGATCCTGATCTGGATTGTTAATCCCCATTGCCTGGAACTGCCAGCGCTTACTCAGATCAAGCTGTGAGTCACGAATAGCACCAAGGGTACCTGTTGGATTGCTTAGTGCTCTCTGATAGTTGATAGCGGTAGAATCAAGGCCGCCTGACGTGGTCCCTAACCCAAGTGTTGTAAATCTCTGCGATGCGGCACCGGAGGCCAGTCGATTAATACCGAATAGACCACCGGCACCGATCAGCCCAGAAAACAAACCAAGGATGCTAGTCCATGAAATCAGGCTTGTGGTTGCATCCTTGATATGACCAGCCAGCGATTTTGCATCTTTCGTAGCGCCACTCAGGAATTTCTTTGCAGCGCCCGCATTTTTGTTAAATCCAGACTGGTTTTTATTGGCTTTATCAAGGCTATCGTTTAACCGGTCAAGTCCGCTATTTATCGACAGAATAGCAGCGGCACCATCGGAGAACGATTTTGCTACACCTTCCAACTCTGAACGCGCTTTTGCAGTCTCTTTCTCAGTGTCGCCAATCCCTTGAGCCACCCCCCGCCATGCTTCAGGGAGGTCATCAAGGGCGGCCTGATACTCGTTGAATTTCTCCATAAATGACTGGAATTTGTCGTCATTTACATCAATATCAATGATTGACTTAGCTGCCATTGAAAAAGCCTCTTTCTTTGAGTGCCGCGATTAAGAAGCGCTGGCGATATTGAACGGGACTGAAGAATTCTTCCCCAGTGATTTCCCGAATAACACGATAGAACCCCTCATTCGCAGCCCAATCTAAGAGGGTATAAATGAAGTTTCCTGCTCGGCACTCTGGGGTTGGGTATCTGTAGCCTGATTCGACTTCAGCAAGGAAGCGCGGAATTCCATAGCGTTTGATGATGTTAGTTGCCCACCGTACATGCTGATCACCGTCCCCACTGTTGGGGCTATCAGTTCCCTCTTCTGAATAGCAGATGACACCATAAAAAAAACTATTTCACCTTCAGTGTCTCGATACTCATCAGCGGTGATAACGCCACTCTTCATCGCAGCATCAAACGGTGATGACTTCCACTCGCCGCTGTCGTTATAAATGACAGTGGTTAAGCGTTGAATGTCATCAACAATCGTCGGACCAGAAGCCCCACTCAACTCTTGATCCTGCTTGATTTTTTTTCGTAGCATCATGGCGGCAATGCGAGCGGACCCCAGCCCACCGACTTGAGAAATGAAGTTTGAGAACATGTTACCCAACAGCAAGCAGTTCTCTTCAACAACCTCATAAGGGAATGGGGTAACATGAATGTAAACAGGATTGCCACCATCTCGGCTGATGGTGCTAACCAGATTAAGATTTTTGTCAATTTTCACGAATTACACCCACATATTGTCATTGGTAATGATGTAGCCAGAAATTGTAGCCACATAGCCAGGATCCATGCCGTTCATGGTTATTTCGTTGAAATTAACTAAATAACTGTTAAGAACGGTGTAATTCCCAAAAGTATTGGCATCTGGGGTAACTACAATTTCCCCAAGCGATGTATCGGTCGCAAAGCGATTTTGATATGCAGCAGCTAGCGCCTGAGTTTTAAGTAAGTGAACCGTTAACGTAACTTGCTGATATGGGGCTTGACTACCTACCGTGCCTGTCATTGTTGGCAAGATATCGGTTGCTGGTCCATCAGGACGCAAGCTAATACCTTCTTTGCCAAGAAATGACGCCGTAACATTCAGAGACGGATCGCCAGTTACGGAAACCGCCCCACGAACGCGGTTAAGAAATCCCTGTGGTACTAACGGGTTTGCCATTTTTTATGCCCCTACAAAATTGGTTACGTTTAGGTTAAACGTGATTGACTCGAATCCACGGCGAGGTGTCATAACAGCGCTTAGCCCGTTATATTTACCGTCCTGATAATCAGAAGGATTCAGGCTTGTGTAATTACTGAATGGCACGGCGTTAATCACAGCGTTGCCCGCATAGCTGCCTTTTTCATATTCAGCATTAAAGTCAATTTGAATAAGCTTGGTTCCAATAACTCGACCCAGAATTAACCCATAGCTGATACCATTGCGTAGCGTTTTCAGTGCGCGATTTTGGAGGCGGTCAATACCAACCTGCTCATAGTAAAGAGGGTTGGTGGAGGTGTTGGAGCCGTTGATAACTTCGTTGGCCAGGTCAAGCTCAAGGTTTATTGCCGTCCATGCTACTGAGTACCAATAGTTGAATGGGTTGCCGTCCAGCATATGCCCGGCGACCAGCATTTTGTTGCTAAGTCCACCCTCTGCCGCAGTGCCAATATAGTTGATGCTGTTATCTTGAAGCGTTTTTAGCAGTGTGCCATTGCCACTCACTGGATACTCTGTTACCCCATACATGAACCGGTAAGCCATCGGCGGTACCATGTTTGATGACCCTGGATCATTCGATAGAGACGACTGGAATGGCCCAGCCATAGAAAACTCTGTTGCTGGAATATTTGGCGCTTCAACACCGGCGAATACAGTCTTGTTCTTCGTTGCAACCCAGGCGGAATAAGTGCCAATAGTGGTTGTGACAAAGAAATAAACCAGTGAACTCGGCGACGTATACTGACCGGTTAGGTCTTTAAATGTCGCTTGTTCATCCCACTCGCGCGGCACCAGATAAGAGAAGAATTTCTGGTATGTGTTACCCAGAGAAATATCTTCATCAATGAAAGTAGAAAGGGCCGCAACACCATTCGCCATGGATACATCACCAAGCTCCAGCACAAATACTGCTCGGTTAGTTCCCTGCGCCCAATATGAAGTATTCATCTGGGTAATTTCATTCGACACAACGGTTTTCACTGAACCCATAACCGTGGATACACCAGGGCTAACCGATAATGGATAGGTGAAAGCAGTTGATGTGGTTACCGTGGCAGTAAATGCACCGTTATAGCCCGCAGGAGTAACGCCTGAAACTAATACAGGAACCTCAGCGCCGATTGTCCAACCGTGAGCGGCTGAAAGCGTTACTGTTACTACGTTTGTGGCCCACGCAATTGTAGCGATCGCTTTTGCTGGTTTTAGGATGGTTGCCAAATCTGACTTAGATGTCAGCAACTGGTACTCGCCTGGGTTTAGCGTGGTCCCGCCCATGGAAATCATCGCCCCGGACTTAAGCAGTTGCGACGGCTTCGGTGGATTGGTCACCGATACGTTAATATTAACAATTGCCATTTAATTATTTCTCCGGATAAATGGACGGGATTACAGAAATAACCAACTTACGGGCGACATTCCTCATCCGTTGCTGGTAATAGTTGATCTTGAATTTGATGGTTTTACGCATGGCGATAGCGTTAAGTTCGTTCTGCGTCACGCGCTCATCTTGAACGACAGGAATATTCATGATTCCCATTTCAGCGTCATCGCTTATCGTGTATTGCTGCATGTAACGAAGGAAATCTTCTATTGCAGCGTTACGCAACCCGGTCACTGAAATGGTTACATCTTCCGACACAAGCTGATATTGGTTGTTTTTTTCATCCAGATAGAATGCGCCAGCAATAGGCGCTGCATTGCTACACCGGACGGTTGCAAATGGTGGTGAAAGGTTCTGTATTGATAGCATCGCTGGATACATTGGCATGTACTGATTCAGTCCCAACCAGATGGGCAGGGAGCTTGAGACAACCACGTCAGTTAAATCTATATCATCAACAGAGTTGATAATCTGCGAGCGCATATGCGGGTATACAGCTTCGCCAGTGTAGTGATACAGGTTAGCTGGCTCATTCAGGCCGGTTCGCCGAGAGAAAGAGAACTGTATTCCGTAAAACTCACCGATGTAGAGCACATCAGAGCCGATGTCGTTAAATGGGTCAATATCCGACTGAGCAGTGAATGTCACTACGTTTCGGTCGTAAAGTTGCTCATCATCTTGGATGGTTTCAGTTGTTAAGTGCAGGTAACCTTTTACATCCACAGTATCTGGCTCAGGGTCCGGGTCGTCAGTCAAAATTGACGCTTTCACCCAGAACACAAAGCCATCCAGAGGGAGAACCTTTCTAATATATTTTGTAAATGTGACAACCTCAGAAAGGCTTATGTCATCAAGGCCCTGAGTCAAGGCCGCATTAAGTTCTGTTTGTGCAGTTTTCTGTAACTCAGCTAGGGAAGGCATTCAGCACCCCGCTTACCCAGGAACGCATTGACGCCTGATATGTTCCAGTATCGATAAAGGATGGCCTTGGGCTACCCTTCTTATTTTTGAATCTCTTCGATATCCCTTCCATTGCCCGGCGAGTTGGAATTCCCGCTAACCCGTTCATCTCTTCATTGTCCAGAAACGCGACAAATAGGTTGTGCGTTCGTGACATTGATTCAGCTAACGGATCTCTTGTTGGTGGCGCACCTGCAATCATATTCTCAAGACTGGCAGCAATATCATTAGCCATCATGTCAGCGATATCTTGACCGTACCGGTCAAAGAACGTCTGCATGATTTTGTACTTACCCTCTAGCAACTCTGCTACGTCGCCAGTGGTTGTGTTCTCATCCCCGTAAGGGATGTCCATAACACCTAAATGGAGAGTGATCATGACAGCCCCCATAAACTCCCGAATTGCTGAGCAATCATCAGGTACCTGCGCCCCCAAGGGTCAAGTAGCATCTGAAGGTCGGCTAATGACAAGTCCTTGAAGAAATCAGGCACCAGGCGCTGAGAACTTGTTGAGTTATCGCTGGCCCCGGTGATCACCCCTGCCTTGAAGTTATTCAGCCCAAGCGTTTTGCGAAGCTCAGAAAATACTGATTCCGTCCCGTAGTTAACCAGGAATGAAGCAGCAAGGTTATATACCGCCACCGTATAGAGATTCGGCATCACAGAAGCAATATCCTGATTAACCCACTCAACAGCGCCACCGTAAGCAAGAGCAATTGAAGGCGAGTCGTCGGGAACCTGAATAGCGGTAATCTCCATGTCAGTGCGAATAAACTCGATAAATCCCGACAGACTGATAGTCATTTACTTTTTACTCCCGCGCTTCTGGGTGACAATTGTTTCATTCACGCTTGGCGTGTTGTTATTGTCATCACGGCCCTTTGTCTGCTCGACAGTAAACTCCATCTCACCGCCATAACCGGTACCGCTATTCAGCAATGCATCGTCTTGAGCTGCGACTGACGCTTGACGGCGGTTATGAGATGTCTCAGTCAACTTGTGGTCGTTATCTCTCATCGCTTTTTCGATGATCTTCTCTTGCACCGGCTTATCAATGCTGTAGCAAAGACCAACAAAGTTTTTACTTTGGTCGATGGTTGAAGCATCTATCAGCCCATAAACTTGGTGATGCTGGATAACTGCATCGATTTCTTCAGCGTTACCATCAAGAACAATGGCTTGAGAGCCATAAGCAATAGGAATGTTGCGCAGACGGCCCGTCTCTAAGGTACGGAAAGAGAACATGTGGCGCTGCTTAGTAGTGTTTGCGATATAAAGCTTCATCGTTTCCCCCAAAATAAAAAACCCCTGAAGGATTTAACCAGCAGGGGTTCTTATGACAACACGCAGACTTAAGCGGCGTAGGCCATAGATAAGATAGTGATAGCTTCCGGGCGAACGGCCCAGCCAGATGTTGAACGCATTTCTGCTAACACGTCCACTGCGCCACCGGCGATCGGAGTAGGAATTTCGCGAGGTGCAGCCATGTCACAGAACATCAGTGCGTTTGCAGCCAGAGAAGGTGATAGTTTGGCAAATTCGTTGGTGTTAATGGTTGAGTTAACCATCGGGACTTCAACTTCAGGGATGGTAATTAACACAACGTCTGTACCGCCAGCGCCAGCGCCGATCAAGGTGTCATCGTAAACCCAATCAACCTGAACACCTGCACCTCTCAGAACTTCCTTCACCATACCGCCAACTGCATCAGTACCACCACCAGGGCGTTGATATGATGTCAATTGAACAATCTGTTGAATCTCCATGGCACCCAGAACACGCTGAGGCCCAAGAATTACAACGCGCTGCTGGAGACCCAATTGCATGGTTCGTGTAAGCGCTGCCTGAACTTGCCCCAGAAGATAAACCGCCATTTCCCCATGGTCGTAAGTCAGGACCGTGGTGTTGCCGCTTGAGTCAGCGGGCAGAGTGTCAGTGGTCGCGCCTGCGGTATTCAGCAAGCCCTCACCACCCGCTGGGTTCATACCAAACAGTAAGCTGGTACGAAGTTGCTGGAAGATACCCTGGCGCATACCAAGGCGCTGTGCTTCAGGAAGTGCCACATTCCAGTTTCCTGCCGCTGCCATGTCATGGTGGTCATAAATGCCACGGCAACGGAAAAGATATGTTGGAGTGGAAATCATGCGGGCTTCCATTGCAACACTCGGCAACTGGTTAGCGTTCCCGGATTGACTGGAAGTAACCTGGGTGCGGATATCAAGACGACGCATGTAAACATACTGATCGCCAACACCCAAGCGAACCTGTGGGTTACCGCTGGCGATGGTTTCAAATGCACCTGACGCCTGCTGGTAGCCAATGATCATTTCCGGCGCGATGTACGACGGATTGACGATCGTGTAACTCGGAGTAATTGCAGCCATTTAATTCAACTCCCGATTAAATTAGGACCAGCGCGCAGCTGTCGTGATCATTCCATGTCAGGAAACCCGTAACACTGTCATAAGAGACAGTTTTTGAGTTGCCAGACTGTATTGAGATAACTTTGGCCGGCAGTGTAATGTTCGCCAGAGTTACCGCGCCAATAGTTCCCTGTGTAGTTGCTGCGCCACTAGGTGCTGACGCTGGTACATAGGTAAACGTGGTAGCTGTCGGTACCGAAGTAACAACTACAGTGCCGTTATAAGCCGCAGGAACAGCACCACTAATGGTGATGTATTTACCAGCAGTTAATCCATGCGCTGCGCCAGTGGTGGCCGTAGCCACACCACCGGTGAATGAAATGGCAGTGGTGGCGATATCAGCACCTGCATAACCCGCATCGGCAGCGGTGGTGATTTGGTTGTTAACGAAGTCCCACGCCAATGCTGTTTTTACAGATGCATTGTTGGTACCGAGCGCAATCACCGCAGGAGATGCTTTCAATGGAATGCGCATGTTCGCGCCAAAGCGATAGAAGGAAACACTCATGCCTGACGCAAATAACGGAACAGGCGATTGTGGAGTAGTCAGGCCGTTGTGAGCCTGATTGAAAACTGTAAACCCTTCGATATCAGCTACGCCAAGTGCTCGTCGAATGGTCGAACCGCGAGGGCTGGACGATACGCCGGGGATAAGCTCAGCAACCGGAACGCCGCCCCAAAGAGGTTTAGTCTCAGTCGCAGAAACGGTACCGGAAGCAAGATTGAAACGATTAGCCGGGTCATCCAAAGCAACGCCTTGAATGAAGCCGTCAGACTGAACACCGAAAGAACCCAATGCGTTAGTCGTCGCCATTGGGTTTAGAGATAAAGTAGACATGCTTTAATGCTCCCGTTAAGCCTGGTTGTTGAACATGGTGACCTGACGTTTACCTGCTTGGAATGGTGCCCAAGTGGCTGCCGGATCGCCTTCGAAGGTACTAATCTGACGACCAGTAACATCGGCGCGTTTAATTTCACGCAACATGCCAGGCCCAACACTCAAACTGGCTGAGGATTGTGCATCGGCGTAAATTTGTTTCTCTGCGATATTCAACAATGCAGAGTCAGCGATTGAAGAGAGATCGACCGCTTTGTAATCGCTTGAATGCTCCTGTAACTGGATCATCAGGCGACGACGATATGACAGTGGTTTCTCACCAGATAGCGGCATGGGTGCGCGTTTACCCAGCACAGAGAACACACTGTCAGCTTTAACTTGCGCATCAGCTAATTCATTTCGTTCTGAGTCAGATAGCTCGGTAGGAATTCGTGATTTAATCTCAGCTAATTCACGCCGCAATTCTGAATCAGCCTTTTCCTTTCCTTCTGCATCAGCATCAGATTTGGCTTTTGCTTCTGCGTCAGATTTTTCTTTCGCATCCTTTTCCTCAGCATCTGCTTTGGCCTTGGCCTCTTCAGCTTCTTTTGCTTCAGAATCAGCCTTTTCTTTCTTTGCATTCTCTTCAGCATCGGCTTTTTCTTTAGCCTCTGAGTCGGCTTTCGCCATGCGAGAATCCATGCACTTATTAAATAGTTCTACGAATTTTTCTTCGTCCATTATTTCAGCCTCGTTTGGAATGGAATCAGATTTAACACCAGTAGGGTCAAGGAGCTTGTCCCATACGCCCTGTTCACAAATTGCAACATGGTCGAGCAGCTCAGGGGATGGCTCCACCAGTAGAGGCTGACCGTCAACTATGATTGATTTAGGGATCTCAACAAACTTTACGGTTGGTGAGGTGCTTAGTTGCCGTGTAGCCATAATTTCAGCGGCTTCGGCGTCATATACTCTGGCAATAGCCCACACCTCGCCCTTATCAGCAACCCAACTATTCGTCAGGGTCCCGATAACGCGCTCTGCAAACTCATTGCTATCAAGTATGTTTTTCTTAGGGTGAAGCCAGATAAGCGGCAATCCCGCTACACGCTGTAAGAACTCTGGGGTGAGATAGTCTTCCGGGTTACGGAAAGTCATCTCCTGACCTGCGGAACGCCATGTAACACCAGTACCGGTCACCCGTATGGCGTACATCCACATGTTTATGAAGTATTGCGGGCTGCTTAATGTCCCGTCTGAGATAAGTGCAGCCACCTCGGTTTCGTTGAGTGCCTGCCGGCCCAGCATTTCAGCGAATGGCTGATGAAGAGGCTTAGGCAGATCATCAATGTGAAACCATCCAGCAGCCAGTGACTCATCGTTAAGTTTCGCCTCAAACTGATCCGTTACCTCTGCACGAAGCGTCAGATAATCTCCGTAAACGCTATGCGGGGTTAGTAGACCATCATATTGATAGCCAACCTCCTCAAACACTTCGCGCCTTGCAGTATCGACGGCAAGCTCGCCAGGCTCTACCTTCCCTCCTGGTGGGCACCATGTACCATCGTCAGAACGCTGGATCAGGAAGACAAACTTCCCATGACGAAACATTATCCCGCTGCCGAAAATAGCCACGTTTCAATGCTCCTTTAGTTTTGTTTTTGTCCTCCCATCGACTCCATAAACTTTCTACCCTTCTGGGTAAGCATGTCTTCAGGGATGCTGCGGAGGTTGTAGATGTACTCGCCATAACATGAGCAGAAAGGCTTTTCTCCGAACTGGTCAACTTCATCCAGATATCCCGCTTTACCGGGCTTTACATAGCCATTCTTTTGCGCCCAATTACCGCGAATAAGATAGAACTCTTTATCTCGCTCTTTGTGGTCAACCCGATAGTTATAGCCAGGGCGACGCCAATGGCTGTGCCACTCAACAGCGATAGCGTTGTTGTTGGTTGCAATAACATTGTCGATATTGGCAATCAGCTTGTGATTCTGATCAATCATCACGCGCCGGGCTTCATAGTCCATTTGCTCGGCTGTCTTTTGGATGTGCTGTGCAGTTTTCAGCATGCCACCCTGATTACCGACCAGAGCGATACTTGCAGATGGAGGGATACTACTGGCCCACCCGCCAAACCGAGATAACGTAGTGTCGATAGCTTTGCTTCTGTTCAGTTTAATAAGGTCAACACTGGCAAGAATGCGGCGATCTAACTGCGCCCTAAGCTGTGGCTCAAGATGGTGAATAGTAAAGCGCGCTATTCCTGGGTGACGATTAAGAGCACCACCGTTGGTCACTTGGCGCTCGTATGAATGCCTTAATCTTTCAGCTACCATTCCGGCATAATCGTCAGCAGTAGCACCCTCAGCAGCCCCTCTAATAAGAGACTGCCAGCGCTCCAACTCACTGCTTGATGAATAGCCATTCTTCAGGAAATACTTAACCGCCTCTCGCACAATTCGCGTGAACTGGTTCATAGCGGCATCCCGTCAATTGGCTCCTGTGGGCTTGGTATCCGCTCAGGAGGATTGTTTAACAAAGAGTCGTAATCAAGATTCAGGCGCTGCGGGAACAAGTGCTCGTTAGCGTTGGCATTCTCACAAGCCCACTCAATCAACGTGGCTCTGTTATCTGGGTCTGAGGTTAGCTGTGGTAGCAATATTTCTAGCGTGCTGACAATAGCTTTAAATCGCGTCTCATCAACCTTAACTTTTTCGCTTTCTGGCTCCTTCAGTGATGAGGGCCATGCGTACTCAAAGTTATTAATCCACTTAGAAAAATAGATACTGTAGGTGTCTTTTATTTCTGGCATCTCTGCACGCAGAGACTGGAAGAATTCGATACTCCAAGCCCGGTACTGACAAATGCGGATGAAATAGTTGTACAGCTCATCAAGCCACTCGCGTAGGTCATCAATGTAAACAGCTACCGCCTTGGCGTCCTCGGTACCCTCACCAAATCCCTTGGTAAATGTCTCACTGTTCAGGATGATGGCTGGCATGTCAGCGGCGGCGGCAATATTAGCCAAGATATGATTTCTCACCGTATCGAGCGGCTTATCAAGGTTATTAAGGTCAATTGACTCGATAGTATCTTCGTGACCGACCTGTAATACCTCGCCAGTCCGCCCACGCTTAAGCATCATTCTCTTAATGCCGCTAAGCTTCTGCATAGCATTGTTGATGATTGAGCTTGGACCTTTAATTTTGGTTATCAGCAGACCACCCTTCACTGCCACCATGTCATCGGTTCGCATAGTTTGAATGAACGATTTCAGTGGGAATAAGGCACGCTGATAGACGCTTCTCCCTGTGAAACCAAAAGCTGCTGGGTTATACGCGAGGTAAATTGGCGCTTCATTCTGGATCACTACACAACGGGACTTGTGATATGCCTTACCCGCAACCCGGATGCCGTCAACTTTTTGGAAGTCCTGAGCGTTAGGGTCCTGGTTGAGAACAATACTGCCAGCGGTGTTTAGCGGATCAAGAATGTTAAAACTGATGTTGTGCTTGTACAGCGTGCGGAAATCAATGCCTACTGACGGATCTTGGTTGTCTACCAACATCGCTATCGCAGATGTACCGTAAATTCTGGCAATCCGTGCAGCATTTGAAATGTGGCGGTCAGCACCAAGTGATCGCCACTCGCGTTCGAATGCTTCTCGTAGGCGTTGTTCAAGCGCAAATGTTTGGGATACGTGTACCGTTCTTGGTTCGTTCATCGCCATTTTAATTGGGCGATCTACCATTTTCCCACCCAGCGGATGGTAGAGGTAAATAGTCTTACAGATCTGATATCCGGTGTTCATTCCTGGCTGGATATCATCACCCTCCAGAAGTAGTGACAGTTCTGGTGAGCTGCTGCCGATTTCAATTTCGTCGTCAATCATTTTGTTATCTCATCAGAGTGCGTCGCCGCTACCGAATGCCAGTATCAGCCCATACATGTAGTCATCGAGCAGGTCATCAGCGCGCTTATGTGCGTTCTTATCTGCGAGATGGAATCGGGATACTTGCTTAAATAGATGGTTGGCTGTCTCGCCCTTAAAGACAGCCGTTTTTTCGAAGGCATGACGCGATATCTTGGCTAGTCCACGGTAGTGATAACCGGAGGCCATAATTGCGCGCTCATCTTTCCCTTTACTTGTTAGTGCTGACTCTATCTTTTTGACAGGCCAGCCCATGCTGTCGCCTTTTTGCAGCAAGATGCTGCCCATACTGGCGTCTTCTATGAACAAACCAAGGCTGCCGTTTACAGCAACACACTGACCGGTTAATTCATTGAGGCGGTCGAATACGGAGGGGAGATAAACCTCTAATAAAGCGCCATCGATTTGCACAACATCCCAATCAAGGATTGTTAGTCGCTCCATGCCGGGGCGAGTTTCAATGGCGTAGTAAACTACTGCTGTTCCGTCATGCTCTGTGCCGCCCTTAACTGCCGTGTCCATGACAGCAAAAACTGCCTGACACATAGCTGGGTATTCAACAGGCTTCTCGTCAATGAACCACTTGCTGATGTCAAACAGGGCAGATGATGACCAGTCAACAAATTCAGCCAGGAACTCCTGACGGAATACGCGGGGATCATTATTCTCCCGTTCCTTCTCCAGCTCTTCAGGTGGAACAAATGGATTAGATGACGTTGGTGCGTGATGCTCAAAGAAGCCAAGCTTCTTATTGTTGCAAATGGCGTAGAAGAAATTATCGTCGTCAATGCCGTCAGGAGTGGAGAATACAAATGCACGGCCTTTTGTAGTAAGAAGAGTCGGCTTTATAGACTTAGTCCATATTTCCTTCAGCATTTCCGGTGACTTGGTAAATGCAGCCTCATCGATAAGCACAATGTCGTACTCACGGCCACGACCAGCCAGCTTGTTATCGTTGGTAACCCAGAAATCAATTTTCCCAGCGTTCTTAAGCAGTAGGCGCTTTTCCTGTCGGCTAAAGCTTTTTTTCAGCGGCTGAAGGGTTTCTTCAAGCTTGTCGTATATTTCCTGATATTGGCGATACTCGGCGGTAAATATACCTACACGCCCACCTAACTCGACATCCATGCCGGGGCGCTTAAATGGCGCTGTAGCATACGTAACAGCAGCACTGGCGAGCATGAAGGTTTTACCCCATCGCCGACCGCAGCGGATAGCGTTAAGGCGGTGATCCCACGCATCAGACCAAACCTTTAACTGCCCATCGTGTAGCGTCGGTAGATATATGTCGGCCATATTATCTCCCAGGGATTGGCAGCGAGTTATGAACGACAATCGCGTTATCGCTATCTCCGTCCTTCATTTTGTCTATTTCTAGTTCCACTTTCTCAGTGGCGGCCTCACGGTAAGCGGCATCGATCTGCATTTTGATGATTGTGCCTTTCGTGTACTCCAGCGATTCAATGCGCGCAGTGTTGCGATGCATGGCCTTCTCAGCCGCACTGATGTTGTCCCGCAGCGCCTTCTTGGTATCATCGTCAACAGCATCATCTAACTCAGTTCGCCAGCGACCGATATTCTCGGCGGCAGTCAGACTGGCAGCGCGTAGCCAAAACAATTCGTCATCTAACGTCAGGCAGTTAGCATCTTCACTGATAGCGTCAGTGAGCAACATGCGACGACCGTATCCACCATGCTTTAGTGCGTGCTGGTTTCCAGATGGAAATGGATTAGTAGGAGGGGAGCATCGAGCACCACGTATCGGTTTCGCGTCTGGAGAATTCACGTCTTTTCCTGATTCGCGGTTTCTACCAGATTCCTTTGCCTGCCTACTTTTGGTGTCTTTTCCTTTCTGCGAATTCGCACTTCTATTCGCACTTTTACTATTCGCATTCGCAATTTTGATGTAGCGCTTTGCAGTGGAGTAATTAAGTCCTTGTGCCTCGCACCAATCTTTAGGGGAGATGTTTGATTTGGCATGGTCGGCGAGGAACTGTTCTTGAATGGCTCCCCAATCCGGTCTTGCCATATTTGCTCCGTTGGTTATCGCGGCTTTGCTACTCCTCTCGGCGTTGCTACACCACTTCTCGTCTTTCCGAGCCGCCAAGATAGGCCCAGTAAAACAGGCGATCACCTCCATAGAGAGAAGCTATCTATTTAACCTTTCAAATACTCATCGGTATGGACATACAGTTCGCCGGTGAATAGTGTTGCGCTGCCTGCATCTACAACCACAGACGCATGAGGGTTGGCATTATCGTTTAGCCACTTAATTAATGGCTTGGCTGCTTCTTCAAATCTTCCTGATTTTTTATCGAATGTGTCATGGAAGCCACCACCTATGTTGTACCACTGCCAGCACTTACCAAACTCACGGTTTAGCGAGTCATCACCAAGACTATCTATTACATTCAGGTCAGCTACTGCGCCTTCATGCTCAGGCTGATACCCTTCTCCGATTGCCGTCTTGATGTACTCAACCATCTCTGCGCGTGGCGGGTCTAATGTGATAGCTTGCTCTGCTGTTTTATGAGTCATGATTTATCCTGTGTGCGTGACTGTTCGATTTTCCGAATGCTCGCCTTATCTGCGTTGCACTGCTCTATCACCGTCAACAAGGTGTCATTCAGCAATAGACTGTTGCCCCAAGTTAATACCTCTTGGATTTCTGGGGGAATGCAGTCAGAAAGTAAGCTTGCTGGTATCGGTACCTGTGGCACCTGAACGTATTTGATTTGCGTGTTTCCGCAGGAGGTCAGCAGCGGCAGCAGGAACAGGCTTATTAGTACAATCGTCGCCTTTAATCGCTTCTCGAATGTAAACAACGCGAGCCTCACCCGCTTGAGTAATTTTCTGTTTGTCATTCTCGTTGGCCTTGGCGATATCGTTGATGATGTTAACCATGCGTACCTGGTTGCTGAGAATGAACCGGGCCTCGTCGCGTTCTTTGGCGGCCGCATCTGCTTTGTCGTGCCATTCGTCAGCTTGGTTGTAATAGTGAAGCGACAAGCCGGCCAGAATGATGAGTAATAGCGCTGGCAGATAAGTGAATATGTTCTTTATCCCGCTAAACATAACTCCCTCTCTATCTCGCGTCGGTTCTGCAATCCCTTCCACGGTTTACCACCGGCATATGTCCAGCGGCGTAACTCATCGCAAGCGCCTTTAATGTCGCCTGTGTTGAGCTTTTTAAGCAGGGTGGATTTAGTAAATGCGCTCTGACCAACGTTATAGGTGAATGAGTACAGGGCAGCTTTCTGGTATTTGCTCAGCTGGACGTTTACTGCGGCGTCAACAGTGCACTTTACTGGGGCCAAGTCTTTCTGCAATAAAGCGTCGCACTCAGCATCTGAATATTTTTTGTTGGGGATAATGTCTTTTCCGGTGTGTCCATCGCATACCGTTAAAACACCAATGACATCGTAGTAAGCCACATGCTTTCGGCCTTCTAAACCATCGTCACCACCAAGCAATACTACGGCGATTGCCAGCGCGGTACCGGCCGACGCACCAATTATCTTATTGCGGAGAGCTGGAAACATTTGACCGCTCCCGTAGTTGGTATTCTTTGCGCTTGTAGTACCAGTTCACCCCGAACGTTCCGACAGTACAGGCGATACCAATGACAAGCGCCCACTCGTTTAATGACAGCGCACCAAGCATCGTGGTTATACCGCCGAACCAGTAGGATGAGCCGCTTGAATATTTATCCATTCTCATAGTCTCCCCCTGCCAGTTGGCCTGGGCGTATATTTACTGTTTTTGGGATAGCTCTCCGCCGTTTCCACTTTTCGCTAGAGGGTGTTTGCGGTTGATTGGTGTAGGCGGGAGCTAAATCTGGAAGGGAAAGCAATCGCAAATCCCTAAAATGCAAAAAGCCCCGACCGGTTAGAGTCAGGGCTTTAAATTGGGTTGGCGCTCGTTTAAGTCAGATACGGTACCTTACCCTTTAATAGTGGCTCATTGGCTCACTGATGTCAACACGTTCTATGCAACTTTCTTTATTTTACCGACACGTTTGCGACTGATGAAAGCATGTTGCATTGGTTGGTATAACATCCATACCGCAGCCTCCAATATTTCATCCACTTCACGGCGGCAAGTTATCAGTGACGGTTTCTTCATCCGATCCCCGCCTCTCGTTGACATCTTGCGGGGTTTTGCAGTCGCGAAGTAGTACGATGCAATTGCTCGCTTGGATGCTCCATGAGAGTAATAACTAATCAGAATGCCAAGGGCCTTTGTGTCAATGCGCATAACGGAATCTACGACCTGAGAAATCAACATTCCGTCATCGTCATTACACATTGGCCTATCTGGATATTTCTGTGGTTCTACTGTCGCCATGTACTGAGCTATAATGCTGCTCATGCGCTTCTCTAATCTCCCTGAGTAAACCCATGCCCCCCACAGTTCAAGCCAGCCATTAATCCAGTCATGCTGCTCTTTGGTTAGTTTTAACTGAGTTACATTCATGCTGACCTCTTCCTGCCAGTTGTCCCAACCATCAGCCGGCCATTAACAATTGCGTGGCGTTCGCCTTTAAGGTCATTGGCATACTTTTTTACCGTTGAGCGTTGAGTATTTAGCTGTGCCGCAACAGTCGATTGGTTGCCATAAGCGGCGATAAGTAACTCTGGAATGGTTTTCACATATGCGTTCACGCTGCTACCTCCTGAAAATGGGATCGCCTTTTCTCAAGCATCTTGGATTTTTTGGTGAAGATGGTTTTAATGCGGATTAGATATGGAATGTCGAACTTGCGGGTTTCGTGGTTTGAATCTACTCCCTGAACCTTATCCAAGCCGTCACGCTCGATAAGCCCTATTCTGAAGCCGGCCACATTGCCGCTTAGGTGTCGATTGCAATAAACACATTGGGACCCAGTATTGTGAAGATTAAATCGGAGGTGGGGTGCTGCGCCGCGGCTTCGATAGTGACCACATTCCATCGTGCCGCCGTACTTCTGTTCTGGATACCTGCCGCAACTTATGCAGGGGACGCCTAAATATTTGAGTCTCACATACTTGTTAAACGCTGCTTGGGCCTCAGCCATTCGCTGCGGTTTGGTCTTTAACTTCTCCCTCCTGGCTTTCAATTCGTCTTTCTGTGTCTTGGCTAACTGCTTATCTGCTACTGATTTCTTCTTCTGCCTTCGCTCACGGTCTTTTCGGTATAAAAGTATGCAGTATTCTTCCTTGTGTTCTGGACAGCACCACCACGTTTCTATGCGGTCTGGCTTGAACCTCGTTTTGCATACTTTACAATTCCGGTGCTTTGGGAGTTTTGCTATCATTCCCGGCCTCCTTTACTGCTTTATCAATGCATTTCTGATGAGCGTAAATAGAGCCGTCAGTCATTGGCTTGAGGCAGAATGCGCATATTGATTGGGGGAGTTCAGGCATGGCTATTCCCCTTGAATTTGAATCATCGTCAGTTCACGCCCGAATACTGCGCCGGTGTCGATGTAGAGTTGATTTTTAAACTGGCTGGCTTTGTTCATCGGCGTGTGACCGAATATGAATTGTTTGGCCCCAGCTATTTCTTCTCCCTCGCCATCCATCGCATTACTCACCCGCTCACGATTCCAAATAACATGCTGCTCACTAACTGGCTTGCCGAAGTGGTAACTATCAGATGGGTAATCAGCGTGGGCTATTACGTATTTTCCAGAGTCAGTATCAACCTCGATAACTAACGGTAGCTTTTCAGCCATCGATATTAGCGCCCTGGCTAATACCTCTTGGTCATAATCCAAGTAAAAGAACCACACACCTCCATTAGCCAACCAACAATCAAGCCCCTTCCCTAACAGTGCATCAATCGCCATTTGCTCATGGTTGCCACGAACGGCGCGAAACCAAGGCTGCGTTATCAGGTCGAGGCATTCTACGTTCTGTGAACCCCGGTCAATCAGGTCGCCTACGGATATCAGTAAGTCTTTGCTCTCATCGAAATCTACTGAGAGTAATTTCTCATTGAGCTTATTCAGGCAGCCGTGGATATCACCAACAACGAATATTCGTCGATAGTCGGCCCCGTTAATCTTTTGGTAAATATCAGGCATTCTTTCTACTCCTGAGTCTTAGCCAGCGTTTAGCTAATAACGGATAGATAGCGTCATATGTGGGTATTTCGCTGGCGGGGATTGGTTTGGTTGGCTTGGTTCGGTGGGATACTTTGAATTTGAGATTATCTAGTGCGAGTTGTGTTGAACTGACATATCGACTCATTCACGTTCAATCCTCCATATCAGCGCCCATGCAATAAACAAAGGCCATAGCAGCCCAGCCAATAGCGATGTGATATATACATTAGCCTTTCCCATTCGCAGTAATTGAGTGCTTGTAAATTCGCAGACAATGCCAGCAACAAACATGTAAAGCGCTACTGTTATTCCAGTCATTACGCCACCTGTTTTTGCTTGAGATTTGAATATTCGCAGCCGTTCGGGATAGTCAGCGCCAGCCCGAATTGAGCGGCCCACATTTCCACTTGAGATAGGAAAAAGTGCATATCTCCAGTATCGAGGCTTGAGGTGTGGCGCGGCTCCCAAGTTTTAACTTTCTCTCCGGTCACAAAGTCGGTGTATTCGACCTCTTCACAGCCGAGATAGGTTTTCTTGAGGTTGCGCTTTACCCATGCTGGCGTTGCGTCAGTGCGTCCCGACTTGATGAGATAAGCGCTGATTTCTCCGTACCACATGTGGCTTAGTGCGTTCTGATTGAGGCTGCGTTTCTCCCGCCATTCACAGATTGTGACACGGTATTTCTTGCCAGAGGTGATGAGAATTTGAAGTGTTGCGCCTAACTGCTTGAAAGTGCTTTGGTGTAGACAGAAGTCATCCATTTTCCTTCTCCGGCGCGGCGGGTAGTGGCATCCAGTGAGATGGACGACAAGCTATCGAAGTATCTTCGTGTTGCGCATACTGAAATTCGCCGTTTCCAATATGGAAAGCAACAAACTGTTCGCGAGTGTCTGAACAATAAACTTGAACATCAGTTCCCCGTGCGGGTCTATGGTCACTGCACTTAATCCAGCCTTGCGGAATAATTTCAGGAATATTTTGTTGTTGGTTTTGTGGTTCCGGCGCGGCGGCTATCATGGCGCGATAAGCATTACACATATTCACGTCATCATCCTCGTGGTTGTTAGGCGCGCTATTCCATGCATCTCGCATAGCCTTGGTAATTTCAGTCGGCACCAGCTTGTATCCATCCGGTGTGTAATAGTGTGTGATAACAGTCGCCTCTGCCCCCGGCAAAGATGGGTCAAAGCCACTGGCATCTGGTGCAGCTGCAACCATCGCCTTATAGACGGCATCCACCTTATTTATTCCGGCATTATTGTGAGCTTTCTGACCCGCAGCCCATTGAGAGGGGTAGGCGATAATCGGGACAAGTTTCCAACCATCCGGTATCTCCGGAGAGTTCAACTGTGGGGTGGTGTAGAGTTCTTTAATCCAGTAATCCTTGTGCCACGGCTTAATATGGTTTTCTGCCTCGCTTCGAGTTTTATAACGCGCCTGCCAAACCCCTACACTTGTAATGACGACATACCACTCTGGCTCAGCCCTCTTTGCAGCTAACGCGATTTGGGCTAGTTCCATTTGCTCGCTACGAGTTAATCCACTTTCTAATGGCTGACGAATAAACTCTTCAAGTCTCTCTACAGTGAAACTATCTAATGCTTTCATGGTTGCCCCCAGTAATTTTCTATAGCTATGCTAAGCCGTTGCATCCAATCAGCCATTTTTAACGCAGCCTCACGCTCAGTAGGTAATTTCGGGAAATCACTCATATCGACTGACGCTGTGAACTCACCATACTCATCTGATTTTATGGTTAACTCTTGCTCAAGAGTGGTGCGTCGGTTGTTATGCTGGATGAAGTAAACGCTTTCAGTTGTACGTTTCTTTCGGTCGAGCTTGAATGAAATTAGCTGTGCAAAGTCACTCATTCACTATTTCCCTTGATTCGAATACCGGCAGTGCGGAGGGCCTTGACTACTGCGTCCGTCGTTTGTTGTCGCCCATCAGTGTGACCGCTGGCATATGCTCCCTCATCGCCATCTTTCCAGAAGTCATCGTTGGCCTCGGGCCAGTCAACATCCACCACAAGACTCTCTCGCGATGCTTGCCATGCAGTGCGCATATCAAGCACTGATGCCTTGGCTAAATTAACCATGTCTTCATCGTCGCAATAATTTTCTGTTCCGTAGGCCAGCTTGTATGTGGTTGGCATTTTCGATTTAAGCCAAGCTTCAAAGTCAGACTGCGATTTAGTTATGTCCATCATGATTTCCTCGAATTGATTTACAGCAGCACTTCCGCGTAACTGTCACGCTCATGTGATGCGAAATAGATATCCCACTCGCTGTAGTAAATTCCGTTGTACCTTGCACCTGAGCAATCATCGATTTCATCAGCGCCAAAGCACTCTTCGTAAATTGCTTGAAAGGTGTTTTCAGGTAACTGGCTTAGGAATTTAATGCGGAGGTCTTGTTCGTGGCGTTCGTGCTGCTCTATCTGTTGTTTTATGAATTCGCCTAAGGCGCTCATGATTTCCTCGCTGCATTCAGTTTTGCTTTGATTTCAGCAATGTGATCCAAAGCTTTTTCGTTGCTAACTGGAATGTGAAGCTTCTGGATTTGCGCTACCGGCGCGAGTATTGGTTCGCCCGCTTCGATTTTTTTCGACATGGCGCTCAGTTCTTTGACGCATCGTTTTCTAAGCTCTGGCTCGCTCAGTCCTAACCCTTTTTGCTCAGAGTTAAGCTTCGTTACCATCCAGTAGCATGCTGGGGTGGCCCATGGGTAAGCCTCGGCGCTATCATAGAGATCACGCTTAGCGCTGAACTTCATCACTATGTCATAAAGCTCATCTGCATCAGGCAGCCCAGAGGCGCGGGTGGCACCCTGTTTACACCATGCAATGAATTGACCGGGTGACGGGAGGAACGGAGTAGCCTGCTGGCGGGCGATCTTCATTCCGGCGTTGACTTGGTCGATGCTGGTAATTCCATTTTCGATGAATGCCAAAACCCACTGGCGGCGCAATTCATTCAGGTCGCTTTGGTCTTTTATACTGGTCATAAGCGCTGGAAATGCAGCCTTCAACTGGCGAAATAACTCGTTGAATATCTGCGCGGCTTGCTCTGGAACCTGCTGCTTTGGCTTATCAGCGGCGTACATCTGCTGCAATGATTGACCATCACGGTTCTGGATGGCTGTGACGACATTTCTCATACCGATACCCCGTTTATCCAGTCAGTGTTATCAAAATCAATAACAGGCTTACCAGTGGCGGTGCCTGATTGCTGCTTCTTGCGTTTGATGTCCAGCTTGTCCCACTTCTCGCGTAGCGTTGACGGGCAAAGCACGTTGCCACACCAGAAACTATCCTGTGTGGCCCACTTAAAGAGCACACACATGTCTCGGTGATTCCTGCCATCCCGTTCACGCATCAACCGGATGCTATTGGCCCAGCCAGCAAAAGACGGCTTTTTAGCATCAGGGGCAATCATCAGCACGGCGCTAAACATCCACTCCGCTGCTCTAAGGTCATCAGCAGTCCCCCAATTTTTACCGCTTTGGATTGCAGCATCAGGACGAACTACAGGAAGCTTCTTAGGTGGGGTGTCAGGGGATTCGTTAGAATTCTCTGACGTAAAGGGTTTTATATTATTGTTATTACCTTCTTGTTCATGATGTGCGGGTTTAAGTGTGGCGTTGTGTGCGGCACTACCCTCTAAAGCCGCGCCGTTACTGGCTTCACCATGTGCGGGTTTAAGTGCGGCGTTGTGTGCGGGTAAATTGTCTATTTTTTCGGCATATTCAGCGTAATTTAGGATGGTGATTACCGTCCCTTTTCGCTTCTCACCACCCGTTGCAATCATCCCTTCTTTGACAAAAAAGGAGAGCATCCTGCCCACCGCATCACGGCTTGTTGGCTTACCTTCTCTATCGCACAGAGATAGCCCTAAATCAGCCGCTGTCGTGACCAGTTGACCGGCTTGAAGATTCCATTGGTGACCTTTGAAATTAACCGTGCGGGGCTTTCTTTGAGCACCAAATAGCAGGTCCTCCCAGAGAGTCCTCAGGAAAACGTCTTTGGCCCAAGGTTTCTTCTTGATGCTTCGGTACAACGGGACATAACCAAGCTTCTGGTTCTCCATCCTGTTGCTCCTGAGTTCCCTTGGTATTTTCTCGGGAAATAATAAGATTTTCGCTGTATTCATTTGGCCTCCATGCGCTCAAAATTAATTACCCATACCCATGGGTTAGCCTGCCAGCTCTCACCCTCTTTCTGTCCGTAGATTGAGTCCCAAAGTTCTAAGAATGCCAGCTTTCCGCCAACAATTTCTTCTGCTGGCCCCTTCCATGTATTAACGCCCTCAGCCCTAGCATCCTGCTCACTGATATCATTCAACCGCTCAACACGAACGCCAGTGATCAGCAAGTTAATGCGGGATGCCCAGCGCGGCATGTGGATTGATGGCGTCCATTTAATGGTTTCGCCCCAGCCCTCTTCCAAGTCATCCGTCTTGTGAGTTGCTCGGTAAGCTAACGTTGATTCAGTGCATAGCCCAGCAGCGAATGCCTCTCGAACCCATAACTGATCGCCCCGCATCCCAAGCGGACAGGCAATTGTCATCATCTCGTTACGAACCATTGTTTTTCCAGCGTTGTATGGAATCCAGTAGCCCGGGACTCCGCATTCATCTTCTGGCGGTATAACTTCCGGCTGGTCTCTCATAATTCGTCTCGTCTGAGTCTTGCGACCACTGAGAATGGCGTTGACCATCTCAGCATTGAAAAGTATTGGCTTCTCGTTCATAATTACTCCTGTGAATTGATCCAGTTAAAAGTTCATAGTGATTTGTTCAGAGTCCCCACCTAGCCGTGGGGATTTTTGTTTTGCGAGCAACAACGCCACTGACTTAGCCAGCCTTGCCATCTCGTCATCAACTACTCCCCATTCCAATACAGCCAGAAGCATTGATATCTTCGGAATGAAGCTTTCTTTCCAGCGTGATATCTGTGACTTATCCACGCCTACAGCGTCAGCAATGTCAGTGACGCCTCGTAATGCAATCTTGTTCAGTAGTTGGCTCTCAATGATTCGAGCCTTGTTGCGTGTAGTTGCACGTTCCATTGCGTACTCTTCCCTTGTGATTTAGATGTTGTTACGTGACAAAGCTGTGAGCTTGTCACTTTGGTTGCCCCAGACTTTCCGGGGTGAGATCAGTAGTGTTAAAGAGCGGTAGTGCTTAAGCTGCTTTCGATTCTGGCGGGAAAACACTATCCAATGAGCAATTACCGCCTAATTCATTGAGTGCCTGAACTATTTTTCTACTTGTGTGAAGGTCAGGAGTTCGGGTTCCTGATTCATAATTGCCAATGCGAGACTGGCTCCAGTGGAGTTTGTTGGCTAAGTCAGCCTGGGTTACTCCAATCCTTTTTCGCTCTTCAGCAATTTGATTCATTGCGAATGTCCCTCTTGGTTGCAGATACTCTTATTAAACACAATTTGTGATTACTTGTAAACACGAATCGTGAAAGAAGAAAAACACGCAATGTGTTAAAAGGACGTCATGAAAAATATCAACCTCCAAATAGCAGAACGCTTAAAGGCGGCAAGATCGGCCTTGGGATTAAGTCAGCGAGAATTAGCTGAGAAATGCGGCTGGGAATCACAATCTAGAGTTGGAAACTATGAACTTGGCACTAGAAAGATAAGCGCAGAGGATGCTGTTACGTTGGCTTCTGCTCTGGGGATTAGCCCTGGAGAGTTAATGTTTGGAAATGAATCGGATAAAGTTTACGTACAAAGGTCATACCCAGTGGTTGGGAAGGTAAGCGCGGGGCCGTGGCAGGAAGCAATAGAGCCTGAAAGGATTCGTGATATTGAACATTGGGAAGAAACGACAAAGCGAGTTAGTGATGATTCGTTTTGGTTAGAAGTTGATGGTGACTCAATGACATCTGATAAAGGAATAACCTTTCCAAAAGGGATACTGATTTTAGTTGATCCAAAAGCAAACCATGAGCCTGGTAGTTACGTTATCGCGAAACTAACGGAAGAGAACTCCGTGACCTTTAAGAAGTTCGTTATAGAAGGTGGAGAGCCTTATTTGGTGCCGCTTAATAACGACTACAAAACAATCCCTGTAAAGAGAGATTGTAAGTTTATCGGCGTCGTTAAAGATATGGCGTGGAATGAAAGTCTCTAACCCACTGCTAGCCCATAGAGTAGAATGATTAAGGTCGCTTAGGCGGCCTTTTTTGTTAACGAAATATCATAGTAGGCATAGGAAAGAAGCGAGAAAGAGTTTGAGAGTTGGAATTAAACTCAAACATCTTGACTCTCAAGATTGATTATGAAAAAATCCTTTTAAATGATCATCTTATGAGAGTTTTTATTATGGATACAAAAGGACTAACTAAAGAAGATTTCCTTAAGTTTATAAATGACTTCCATAAACTTGGCATTGTTAGTGAGAGAACAGCTGAAAATATTCAAGGGGCCAGCATGTTGCTATTTGATATCATCCCTGATGGTAAAATAGCCTCAGAGTGGGACATACCCCAAATAATTGAAGATTATTCAGTAATGAACAATGTTGAGCCAAACACGGCACGAACATATCAAAGTCGGTTCAAAAGTGCAGTTGAGAAATTCATTGCTTACCAAAATGGCGAAAAATCTTTAGTCAAAGCAAAGCGAACTCGTTCGATGCAGAAGCCGGATCCGAAAATTGAAGTTGAAATAAAAGTAAAAACATTTGAACTTCCAATACCACTTCGCAATGATTTAATTGTAACTATCACCAACTTACCTCGCGATTTATCGAAGGCAGAGGCAAAACGCATAAGTGCAATCGTCGATTCATTTGCTATGTTTGACGACTTTACAAAAGAATAAAGCCCTGCTGGAAACAGGGCTTTATAGGTGGAAGTTTTGGAAACTTCCTGAGAACAGGTTAACCGTTACTCTTTCGTATCAGAACTTAAGAATAACTGTTACCCGGGGCAAACGCAAGGCTGGACGGGATTACAGTCTGTGTTTAAATACAGGTAAACAGTTATGATGGCACATGATATTAATCGTGATGACTACATCTACGAACATGATAAATCAGTTTACGTACGCAGTTACTGCCGCGTACGTTTCGGTGAACTCGAAAACGTTCGTCAGCACTATCGCTCTTACCTTAATAACTAAGAGCAACTAAGATAACCAACCCGGCCCCGCTGCCGGGTTTTTTGTGCCTGTAATCTGACAATCTCACCACCCTACCCGCTTTAAACACTACACACCTCACACTTTTCACGCCTGATAGTCGGTGCGGAGGGTCGCGGCTGAATTATTTTCAAATTAAATTACTTTAAAAATCAATCAAATAAATAATCACACTCAAATTAATCACATTTCGTGTTGATTATAAAAACACATTATGTGATTATCAATTCCATCAACACGGCAGGACGCCGAAGCAGTACGACAGGAAGTGCTCTTTAACATTGACGGATTTCTCCCGGATAGTCTGGGAGGAAAAATTAAAGGAGGTACCGAAATGGTGCACTAACGCGGTTAGACCGCAGCCGAAAGGCAATGCAGCAGTAATGATGCTGCCCTGAGTCGCAAAGTTGCGCGAGCCTGTGTAGTGACGGGTCAAGGTTCTTATATCAAAACAAGCTCCGGTAAAGCAGCGCACACGCCAGATGCGCACCGGTTATTAGCGGCTGAGGCGTCGAGACTCAAGGGCATGAGCGCGGCTACTGCGAGAGTGTAGCTCAAAGAGAAGTTGGCTTTGGGGTAAGCGCAGAAGATTCCTGTGACAGGAGGAACTTTGCAGCAAGTCGCGATCGGATTTAGTCACCCGACTGCGTTTACCACCAAAGCCAATCACCGGAGGTAATCATGGTAGCGATCACAATCAAACCAGCTAAAGAGAATTCAAAGACACGCAAATTTAAGCGCACAGGTGAATTCTTCGCGGCGAAGGATGCCAACCGAGTGCTGGCAAGCCGAATTGAAGCAGCGTTCACAAAGCTCTCTGAGGGCTGCACATCGCGGGTATGTAAAGCAACGATGCCTATTCAGATTCGCAGCAGTGAGCGACCAAGCGCGGACAACATATGTTTGCCAGAGGTAGCTAAGTTTGCAGCAGGCTTCCGTAAGAGTGAGAGCGTTACGGCGCGGTAGGATATTTAGATTTAATAGCAGCCTTTCTTTTTTAACTGCTCGCTATAAGCATCCCATCTGAAATTTAAATAGCGCCAATAAGTATCTGAAATCTTCAGAACAGCATAATCGTTCCCAGCCGATAGACCAGGGCCGGGATAAGGTATCAAAACGCCAATTTCGACCAGTTCAATAATGGCTGGAATATTGCGATTTGTTGTGACGGTAGGCGACTGTATTGATAACGCCTTGGTAATTATCGACTTCTGCTCATTACTTAACGAATCAATCCTCTTATTTATTGCCTTATCTTTTCTCATTGCAATCAGATACGGAAAGTTATAGCGCAGCGTTCTACAGACTCGTTGAGTATTAATAACCAGCACGAAAGAAACGGCAAATGAAAATATATGGTAGCCGTACGGAATACCAGTTTTCTCATTAAATGCCTGAATATATTCGTTAGGCATAAGGCACAAAGTCGCGAAGCTGATAATGAACATGTACATCAGGCGCTCCAGCGGTTCGTTGCTAAACAACTTACCGAGCAGTCCAAAAATATCAGGCATTTTTTACTCGCAAAACTGTAGGGGTAACAAAATGCTATCACAGAATCTCGCTGTAGGGGTATAGCGGGCACCACCGCCGCCTGAGGTGGTTAAAGACAGTTCAGGCACTTTCCGTAAGTCAGAATCACTAACAGCGAGGTAGCAATGCTTAAATTCCTTAAGGTCGTATCACTTCACCCGCTAGCGCCTCGATGGTTCAAGGTCTTGGTACTGCGTTTTATTCTTCTTTATGTAGCTGTAAAGATTAAGAAAGTCATGCGTAACGTTCGCAAAGAAGCCCACCACATAGTTAAGGGGTAAGAGAATGAGATTTGTAGAACTACCACGTGAAGTACAGTTGATAGCAGCCCAGACACTTTCAAACAGGCTTTCAACGTTAGGCGTAGGAATGGATGAAAAAATAGAGCCAGTTAAGACACTGGCTCGAGAGGTAAGAGAGGCATTTATTGAACTTTATTTTCAGCCTGAGTCCGCTTCAATTCAGCACGATAATGGTCAAGAACGTGAGTAAAGACATCCATAGCATCTTTAGCGTATGAAATTTTGCCTGCTTTTATCATCTCAATAACCACTTCGTGAGCTGCGTAGTCTGGATATTTTAGCGGGCTTAATCTATCTGACATTTCCATTTCCTTATTTTGACTGTGGAATAACCAACATATCAATTTCCTTTGACTGTGGAAAGCAGGGAAAACACGGCTGGGCGTGGCTAAATATCCCAGCACAAATTATAGAGGTCGCATAACGCGGCCTTTTTTATTGGCGGGTAAATGAGGAATGAATTATGAAAATTAAAACTATGGGTGCCAGCCCTTTGACGGGAACAATATTTCAAGGAACGCTCGACACTGCAAAGGGTGTCTGGGTTGGCAAAAAAGAAGATGTGACCGAGCAAGCAGTTAAGGCAGTTGCTGAGCACATGAAGATTAAAGGTCAAAACTTCGCTTTCGGAATCAATAACGGCAAGTATCTGATTATGACTCATAAAATTGTTGATGTTCTTCCTGATGAATTCAAAAATAGCCTTACCCCTGCCACTTAACCGGTGGCAGCAATAAGACCACCATGTATTAAGTGAATATTTAAATTCCTGACATGAGGTTTCATGCAGCAACTTCTACTCCTGTCTCTACTGCTAGCGTTAAGGCTTTGGCGCGAAGCAGAACCACGTAGGGCAATACATTTATTGTCCTGCAAAGTTATCCAGCCTAAGCACTCAAATGTGCAGAAGGCGCAGAATTCTAGATTCTGTGATTAGAGACATCAAAGCCATTTAATACCAATAAAACCACACGAAGAAAACTTATAGCGCAGAGCATGGCTGCCACATGAACATGCCGATTGATTTGGGAGTACTTATGTGACCGCTACTGAGTGACCTTACCACTGGCTCTTGTTTAGGGGCCTTTGGCAAGACCACTAGATGAGGTGATGTATGGCAGATGAACACCTGTTAACTGTTAGCCCAACAACAGAAGCAAACTGGCACAACGAGAATGTACGCACCGAGGGGTTATTACTGCGCGATTACTTCGCAGCCAGAGCTCTTGGTTTATGTTATGCGCAATACCTAAATTACGCCGCAGTTGAGGGGTTTCAGGAAGGTTGGCGGACAGGCGTCGCGCTTGATGCTTACATGATGGCAGACGCAATGATTAAGGCGAGAGGGTGAGATATGGGTGAATACAAAATTACGCGCTCAATTATCCATCAGTGTTATGCGCTATCAGTACCGCAGTCAGCAGGAATGAAACTCGCTGGTGTAGCTGAAATAATCCCGCTTTATAGCCTGCCGTACGAGCTAGCAGAAAAGCTTCGTGATGCGATTAATGGCGGTGATATCAGCAAGGACTACTGGATTGACCGGCTTAAAAATTACAAAGAATCATTTATTCCTCAGTTAACGAGAGAAATTAACGGTTTATCTGCTAAATAAAACACGAAGTAACTCCCCACCCCCACCAATCCACAGAGTAAATAACTGACAACTGTCGGTATTTTGCTGTGGGCTAAACATAGGAAATGAGCATGAGTGATGAAAGATACAAAATCATTCCAGAAAGCCTTTTTGATTTATCCGGCGTGTATTGTGGTGTTGTCATGCCTGAGCGAGTTATGCGGAAAATAGTAAAACTTCAAGCTGCATGTATTCAAGAAATAAAAAGAACTCTTACCGAGCATAAAGACGAATTATATGCATCGAATTGGACGCTGCATTATCCAAATGGTGAGCAAAAAGAAGTTCGCTACATCGACCCTAGCGATAGCATAAATATAGAGAGTCGAATTAAGCACGCCGCGTTTATCAATCAGCCAAGACATTTACCACTCGTATTTATTGCAAGTAGCCAAGATGAAGCGAAATCCATGGCTGACGCACACCACGAAGAAACATTTATTACCACTAATTAAACTGGAGTATCCCATGCATACCTTTTGTATAGCAGGGTGGCCTTGCGTGGGCTGCTCTGAGACTTTGCTCGACCGTATATTCCGCAATGCTAAGAACGCGGCTAAGCGGCTTGTTGAGATATTGAACCAACGAGGTGAGCCTTAATGGATATCGTAAAAGCACTTCAATTGCTCGCGGTTGATGCTCGCCGCGTTGGTAATAACGACCTGTGGCAAGTTGCCAATTGCTTATTTTATCGGGGGTTGAAATGAACGTATCTCAAATTATGGCTCTCGATAAAATCACAAAGGGATTTGATTATCGTGATGAGAAAGCGCTGGAAGCGCGAACCGCCGAGCTGAATACCGAAATCAAGATTAAGCACATCGAGGCACTGTTTAAGCAGGTCGGCTTCTGTGACTTAAACCATAAGGCTCTTCACTTGATGCTTAATAACTCTGACTTTCAAGAAATGGCATCTCAATTTTTATGGGACTCAATGCTTATTGCAGCGAAGTACGAGCGAGCAATGATGATTGACGGGCATGAGGAGGCGGCGTGATGGCAAATGAAATGATGCTTTCCCCTCAGAACTTTGAACAGGCACAGCGCTTCGCAGAAGCGATAGCTGGCAGCCAGTTTGCACCATCAAATTATAGAGGAAAGCCAAACGATGTTCTGATCGCAATGCAAATGGGGGCGGAGCTTGGATTTCAGCCCATGCAGTCAGTGCAAGGGATTGCAGTAATTAATGGCAGGCCAAGCGTATGGGGTGACGCGCTGAGGGCATTAATCCTATCAGCGAGCGACTTGGCAGGATTTGAAGAGTATTACGATGAGGCAACACAAACGGCCCACTGCAAAATAAGCAGAAAACTCCAAACAGGCGCTATTGCTGTTTTCAACGGGTCATTCAGCATCGTAGATGCTCAAACGGCTGGGCTATGGAATAAAACTGGGCCATGGAAATCATACCCAAAACGAATGCAGCAGTGGCGGGCATTAGGCTTCTCAGCGCGTGACGCATACGCGGACAGACTGAAGGGAATTCAGTTGGCTGAAGAGGTTCGGGATTATGAACCAGAGGAAAAGGTTGTTACCCAGCATAATGAATCGCCAGCACTGGAAAGCAAAATCACGGAAGAACAAAACAACCGAATTAATGAAATCCTCATTGGCGTTGACTCAACGTTCGAGGACTTAAAGAAAGCCTGTAAAACCCTGACCGGCAGAGATATAGAAAATCAGTTAGAACTAACCAGCGTAGAAGCAGGAAAGCTAATTTCAAGCATGGAGCGCAAGTTAGCCAATAACAAGGAGGCCGCAAATGCTTAGCGACGCAATAGCATCACAGCGGCTTGGCTTTGATATTTCCGCTATCGAGCAAGGAAGCGACGAGTGGAAAATGTGCCGGTTAGCATGCATTACAGCTTCAAGAGTTGGCGATATTTTGACAGAACCAAAGTCAAAAAAGGACAAGGATGCAGGCGTTCTATCTGGCATGGCTGAAACATACATGATGGATTTGATTGCTGAAGTCTGTACGGGAAGGATCCCCGACGAAATACCCGCCCGCCCCCTACTTTGGGGGAAGAAACACGAAGAGGCTGCAAGGTTTCTTTTTGAGTTTGAAAATGACCTGACAACCACCCAGCCGCCCATTTATTACAAGGATGAATCAATGCGCTGTGCATGCTCACCTGATGGCATGTGCAGCGATGGGCGAGGACTTGAGCTGAAGTCACCTTACACATCATCTCAGTACGTTAAGTTTCGCCTTGGCGGTATTGATGCGGTTAAAAAGGAGTACATGGCTCAGGTTCAATACTCCATGTGGGTCGCAGGATGTGACCAGTGGTGGTTTAGCAATTATGACCCGCGCATGCGCCGCGAGAACATGCACTCAATCATCATCGACAAAGACAACGAGTTCCAGGATGCCTTTGAGTTGAAGATACCCCAATTCATTAAGACCATGGATGAGGCTCTTGACGTTTTAGGCTTCAAATTTGGTGACCAGTGGGGGATTCAATGACGAAACCCTATGAACCATGGGAAGGATATGAAGAGCAGTTTATGAGAGAGGTTGCCGGATACATGCCCGGCGACCTGATAGCTGAAAAGCTTGAGCGCTCTCTTCAGTCGATTTACGCAAAAGCTTCTTCGATGGGAATCGCACTAATATCCAACCGCCAAGCGCGACGCTGGACAGAAACAGAATTGCGGCTACTCGGCAAGGATGCCGATGAGAAAGTAGCACATCTAACCGGCAGGACGCTGAAATCAGTGATATGCAAACGCGCTTCATTATCCATCCCAAAAGCAGCCTAATCCCCCACCCCATTACAGCAATCTGCTGAGGAAACAGTTATGTCTGAAAATACTGATTATGAAACGTTAAAAGCTGAGCGTGATTCAGCACTCAATACTTGTTCGCTGATTACCGAGGCTTTGGGTATTACCGGTGCTGTGGCAGGTGACACTATTGCGCGGGTGCGGCAGTTGGTTGCTGAGAGTGCGGCGCTGAAGGCTGAAAATTGCATTCAGGATTTCATCATCTCAGCAGTTAAAGATTTAGTCCGCGAAAGCGATGGTGTCACAGGCTGGCACCGTAACGGTGACGTTGCTACATGGGATGAAGTTCTGCCGGAGTTATCCCACAGCGAAACCCCAGCCACCACTCAGGCGCTTAACGAGATAAAGGCGCAGGGTATTGATGAGCAGGTTTCACGCCTTGAAGGTGAATACGGTGAGCTTGATGACGTGTGCGCAATGGTATTTCGTGATTTGCGGGAGTTCGCCGCCAGCCTGAGGGGTAACAACTGATGAATAACATCGAAGAGTTGAAGAAAGCGGCGTTGGGAGCAAATCTCCACGGATGGACGGGATTCGAGGATGCGTTAAACGACGACGGCTATAGCGAAGCGGTATCAAAATTTATTGGGCACTGTCGGCCCTCGGAAATACTTGCACTGATAGCCCAACTGGAAGCGGCGCAATTCGAAATAAAGGAAATGAAATCAAAATGATTGATAAATATCTACTTGATGATCTGAGCCGAATTAGTGATGAAAAAGGCCAACTTGCCCGATGGGTTATTCAACTTCAAATAGATTTAGATGTTGAACGGCGCAAAGCAGCAACATTATCCATCTCTCGCGATGATATGAAGTATCGCGCAGAGGCAGCAGAAGCAGAATTATCAGCGGCAAACAAAAAACTAAACGCCGATCCGGTGCTGGTTTGTCGCATCAATGCTGGTGAGCTACAACGCCTAAAAAATGGCAGTTATGCCATAGTGGATGCACCGGAACGGAACCCAACTGATATGGGGCTATTCACCGGTACGCAGCAAAAGCCGGTTGTGTTGCCTGAGGCTTACGCAGTTCGTGCTGGACACCCGATTAACGAGGGTGAGCGGAACGTCATGATACCAAAGCAGGGCGGTAACTGGCTTTCCCGTTTCGATGTTGAACATGCAATTAGAGTAGCCGGTGGCAAGGTCGAGGGGGAGTGATATGTCAGAACTAACAGCAGCAGAAAAGAAGTGGATTAAGCAGGTTAATGCTTTGCTGGCTAAATGCCCGTCTAAGCGCCTTGGATTCTATACCGGCGGGGATCCTAATGTTGGCATCTATAACAACATTCATCAGGAAGAAATAAATGCTGATGGTGGGGATTTAGTGAACATTCTACAGCGGAATGGCTGGGGGTTTGATGAGTTTCTTAACTTCCCTGCTCCTGTTGAAGCGGTGTGCATATGAGTAAGCTGGTAGAGGGGAATGCAGATGCTGAGTAAAGATAAAATTCAGTCTATGTATGATGCGGCTGTTCGCGGTGAATTCGCCCGAAATAATGCTGCTGATGATGACGAGGTTCAAGAGTCATCATACGCGCTGGGCTGTGAACTGGAGGGCGTAGGTGGTCTTAGTGCTGCTATTCGTAAGCTGATTGACAAGGCCAGAGCGGCGGATAATGAACTGCTATCACTGCGTGAGAAACTTGCAGAGTTGAAAGCGTTGCCCGCCATACCGAAAGCGCTATTTGAAATTGGCGAACTTATCCGCACGCAGGATAATAGAATCACGGATCAGCCTTTTTTCGCCGTAATGGTTAAACGTGAAATTATTAGCTCTGAAGACCACGACTATGACCGTATTTGCTGGGTTGAAAATCAAAGTGGTGATTATTGTGAGGCGACAGATACGCAACATCGCCGGTTAGAAGCCATCTATCAGGCTAAGTATGAGGTTAGGGAGGGATGGGACCGCTACGCCATGAAAGAGATTGACGTATTTGTAACTGGATGCTTTACCGAGCAGGGCTGCAAGGACTACATCTGCCGCAATAGGCATAACATGAATAAGCCATTCGTATATGCCTTTGGAAGTTACCGCAACAATGAATATCAGGTCGTGCGCAACTTCCTGCAATCACTCACAGCAGCCAAGCCATCTTAATAGCGTTATACTCCACTAAGGGAATGGAGGATAAGTGATAAAAAAATACACGACAGAAGAATCCATGTGGGATGAGTGGCCGAGCGTTATGTCAGTTTCTCTGGAACAACTGCGCAGTAAGTATCCCAATATTAATAGTGACTCGTGGAATTTTTACGAAGGATGGGCAAACTTCAATAACTCATCCCTTAGGATGAACGTTTCGTTCACTGCGTTTGATAAATCATTGAATGAAATTATTTTAGTAAATCTCGTAACCACATCGAAAGATGTTACTAACGGTGATGGTTATTCTGTATCTGCGTCAGAAAGGCACATTGTCGAATATGACCCATTTGGGAAAACCTATGTCATACAATCTCGCTGATATACCGCCACCCGACAAAGACAAGATGGCTGTTGACTTAGCCGCATCAGGCGTTGCATTCAAAGAGCGCTACAACATGCCGGTTATCCCTGCTCAAATAGAGGACCAGCAGCCAGAGCATTTACGTGAGTATTTCCGTGACCGCGTGAAACACTACAGGGAAGTAGGTAGAACGATGGGTAAAATGGAATATACCCCGCCAGAGAAGAAGTAATGGCTCGCCGGGCTGATGTACATAGCGCATTCATGGATGCAGTGCAGATAGAGCCAAATGGAAGGAAAGTGGTTACCACAGCAAAATTCATTGCTGAGCTTAAAAAGGTCAATCACTTCTACGATGCCGAGCAAGCTAACGCCCATATCACTAGAAATGAACTCGGGTGGAGCTTAATGGATGAGGGTGAGCGCGGAATGAATAAATACTTCAAGATATTCTAACCAAGCACCACTCAATGAACCTCGCTAATGCGGGGTTTTTTTATTGCCTAAAAACGGAACTCTCAGTAAACGGATTTCACTATCTGGAGTGTCCCTATGTCATCAATCATCGTCAAATTACCCCGCGCTTACTTCACTGCGGGTCGCGTTAGCACGGATGAATTAGCGCAAGTTCTGCATCAGGGATTGTGGAAACGGTACGGCGTAATGCCTGCCGATGTTGTTGTGTCGCTACATGAAGGCACTCATATCATGTCGTCTGGCTGCGAGCCGGATGATGTAAAAACCATTCTAAATCTGTGAGGTTGATATGGACGATATCAGCGAACTAATTCTGACAGTCGGACGCGCGCCGGATGACGGCCGTGACCACAAAGACTGCTACCTGTGGGACATGAAAATAAAGCAGCGGCTACGAACCGGCGATAAATCAAAGAGACCGGTACCGAAGCAAGTTGTCCCGCCAACACCAGTGAAAACGGTGAAGTCAGTGAAAGCGAAAGTGAGAAAGATAATGGAGGCGGCATGAGTGGATATCAGCTTATTTATTGTGACCCACCATGGCAGTACGGGAACAAGGCCAGTAACGGCGCAGCAATTAATCATTACAACACAATGTCACTCACCGATTTAAAACGCCTCCCTGTTTGGTTCCTCGCAGCACCCGATGCAGTTCTCGCCTTATGGTACACCGGCAACTTCAATGACGAAGCCAAGCAGCTCGCTGAAGCGTGGGGCTTTCAGGTTCGCACAATGAAGGGTTTTACCTGGGTGAAGCTGAATCAGTTGGCAGAGGACCACATAAATAAAGCGCTGGCATCAGGTGAAGTTAACGACTTTTACGACTTCCTCGCCCTACTCAATACCCAATCACGGATGAACGGCGGCAACTACACGCGGGCAAATACGGAAGATGTGTTGATCGCAGTGCGCGGCAATGGCCTTGAGCGGCTCAATGCCAGCATCAAGCAAGTTGTTTACTCACCACTTGGCGAGCATAGCGAAAAACCGTGGGAAGTACGCCACCGGCTTGAATTGCTGTACGGGGATGTAAAGCGAATCGAGTTGTTTTCAAGGAAGGATTTAGATGGGTGGGATACCTGGGGCAATGAGTGCGGGCAATCAATCAAATTAATACCTGGCAGTTCGGAGGCGGCATGAAACGACTCAAATTATCAACTGAGATACTGGTGGCGATAATCATCACCCTCTTCGCTATGTGCATGATTGTCTATGTTGTGGGTGATTCTGTGAAGGGAGTTCATTGATGATGGCAAATAATATAAAGATTGATTTCGCTGAGTGGAAATTCAAAGAAGCTGCGCCAGAGCCTTCATGCTTATTCTGCAAGAAGCATGAAAGCGAGGTTCGTGTCATTACCGGACCTGGTGTGAATATCTGCAATGAGTGCGTGGGCCTATGCAATGAGATTCTTGACGAGGAAGAGTCTGAGCGGAGAAAGGCTACCGTTGATGACCTGTTATCTATCTATTTTTCTGACGACGCAGGCGTAGATGTTGGGAATGATTGGGATAGGAAGGGGATGGAGGCTATTTATGATGCCGGTTACCGGAAACCAAAGGAGTAATTTATGCAGGCACTTAGCTTTGTAATGGCATACCTCGACTGGATACTGCTTATCGTCGGCGGTGGTGTGGCGTTCTGGCTGCTTTGGGTAAAGGAGTGGTGATGTATGGAGGCAACCATTGAAAATGCTATCAGGTCAGTAGCGCGATGTTGCAGGACAGAAATAATTGAAGCCACGGACGGCAAGCCACTTTCAGAGCACGACAAGCTCATCACCGAAATCCTCGACCGCCACGCAAAAAAAAATCACCGCTCTACCCCCTAACACTTTCCCGGCTAAGCGCTGGTTGAGTTATTACGTCCGTCAGATTGATAAAGAGATAAGAGGCCAGCTATGACAATCAATAAAGAGTCACTTAGCCCTGACTCGCTAGTAGATATGAAATTCATTACCGCAGACACCGGTATGACATCCAAATGGTTTTATGATCTGATTAAGCGAGGAGTGTTCCCAAAGCAAATTAAGCTTGGACGAATGTCTCGTTGGAAGTACTCTGATTATCTTGCGTGGAAATCGAACCTGGAAATCGAACCACGGAAAGCAGCATGA